TTAAGAGCCGGGCATCGTGGCGGTCACGGCGCCGCCGATGATCTGGTATTGGTGGCGCGTCGTGACGCCGATTTGCTCGACCAACTCGTGGGACTCGACGAAACCGGGATTGAGGTATCGAATGGTCTTCTGGCCGTTCGTCCCGAACGACGTAAAGGTGATCAGGCCGGTGATCGGCACCAGGGTTTCGTGCTGGAGCGCATAGAGGTCGGCCGACTTTTGGTCCGGGAAGGTCCTTACCACCTCGAACGTCAAGGTGGTTTTCGTGTTGCCACGCTGGAATATATTGACCGTCGGGGCGCGGAAGATTTCCGCCGTCTGCAGCTTGCGAGCGACACGGAAGCGGAGCCGGGAAGTCCCGACTCCGCCTTCGCGGGTGCCATCGCAGCAGGCCCAATTGCCGATCGTGACGAGCACGGCTCAGGCTTAGTTTTTGGCGGGGGCGGCCGGAGCGGGAGCAGCGGAAGCCTTCGGCGCGGCGACTGCCGGCGTTAAAGCGGTGACCGCGGCGTTGAGCGCTGGCAGGTCATTGCAATCGGCCAGGAGCAAAAAGGCCTGAAGCGTGGCCCACGTGGCGGGATCGGCCTCGTCCTGGACTTGCTGGGGTGTGGCGACCGACGGCGAGCTGGCGTTGGGTTTTCCTGCAAGGCGATTCTTCGCGTTAGCGACGGCGGCCTGCAGTTCGGTGACGGTAGCCTCCAGCAAATTGGAGGCTGCGTTGGTGGGTTTGTTTAGTGCCATATTGGTGGATTGATGATTGCTGAGGTTCGATTGCTGATTGAAATACTGTGTCCAGCTTCAAGCTGGTTAGCTCACTGCAAAGGTGAAGACGGCGTTGGGAACGCCGGACGTGAACGTGGTGGCGGCGGCGAAGGCGACCTCGCCGCTCCGGAGCTTCCCTGTCTGATAGAGCAGGTCGTAGTCGACCGCGCCGGCCATCTTGAGCGTGGCCGTGAGATGCGGACCGGTGATGACGAGGTCATTGCCGCCGTCACCAATCGCCTGGCCCGGCAGCCATGCCGTGGAGCCCTGGAGATTGATCAGCGTGTCGATCTGTGCCTCGGTCAAGTTGGCAGGCTTGAACTTGCAGGTTCCCACCACCGACTTCAGCGTCATGTCGATAATGCCGTAGTTATCGACCGAGATATTCTCCGTGGCGATGACCGGATCGAACTGGAACCCGTCCTGCGAGATCATCGCGGTGTATGGGCTCGTGCTGCCCCAGGCCGCGACGTACTGGCCCATGCGCACCTTCGTCTGGTCAAAGGTCGTGTCCGCAAACGCGTTCGACGTGATCGACTTCCATGCCGTCGTCGAAATCGGCGTGAAAGTGCTCGCCATCAGGCAGGAGAAGGTCATGTCGCCGCGGTAGATCGTGCCCATCGTCGCGGAGAGGAGCATCGGGGCGTACTTGCTGATAGCGCCACGGGACCAGGTGATCGTCGCGCCATCATTGATGGTCTGCACGACCAGCGGCGTGTCGCTCGAGCCGAAGATCGAGGAGCCGACGGCGCCAGGCCCGAATGGCATCTGCCCGGCAATGTCGCCGCTGCGGATCGCGCCCGCTGGCGTGCCGGTGAACTCGACGACACAATCCTTGGCGACCTCGGCAATCTGGCCGAAGGCATCGACCTCGATCTTCGCCCGGTTGCGTTTGATCGAGCCCTTGAGGCCGGTCTTGAAGTAGTAGGAGACGCCGTTGAACGTGATGATTGCGGGGCCGTGGATGCGGAGTGGGATGCTCATGGTGTTGGCTATTGGTGCCGATTCATCGGCTCAGGTTTGGTAACAGGTGATGTCGCTGCCGCGATTGCCGGGTGAAAAGGCCGCAGCGCGTATGAGAGGAGGAGGATCGAACACGGGGACGGCCAGGCTGAAGGGCTCGGTGTAGAGCTGCGCGGTAGTGACAATTTCGCCGGTCGACGGGAATGGCGTGGTCCCATCGAGCGTGTAATAGATCGACGCTCCATATGAGGCGCAGGTAAGCGTGGCGCTGCCGCTGGCGACCGCGATCACCGCCGGCAGCGTAAAGCCCAGGTCCGGAATATTGGGCTCGCTCTCGACGTTGACCCAGTATGTCAGGAGGTTCTCGAAGCTGAGGTCGGGAGTGATGGTATCGAGCGACGCCCGCACAATGCCGGCCGTGCCGCCGGGCGTCCAGAGGTGCAGCGCCTGGCTGACCGCGATCGCGCAATCCTCGGCGGCGATCTTCGTGCCGTTGGCGCCCATGTTGATGAGCGGGTTCTCCTGGACGCGGACCTGGCAGCGAAGGCTGAGGTACGGGCCGGGCAGCTCCTGCTGCCCACGCTGGATCCGGAGCGTCGGCATCTCGACCGTCAGCGCCAGACCGGCTTTGCCGCCCTTGGCCGTGAGCGAGCCCAGGGCCGCGTCGATCTTGCTTTGGATTTGCACGGCCGTCATCGCGGCCCGAGGGCGCATGATGAAGACCGGGATATTCGCGACCATCGGGAGGGTCGATACCTGGGCGCCCACGTCGAGCTGGAATTGCTGGAGGCTCATTAGGCGATTGCCTCCTTTGATGGCGCTGCCGCGCCAATTGGTTCGCGCTCATTCGTGTCCAGCGCCGCGGCGAGCACCTCGTCGGACTTCCTGCGGGACTCCTGGATGGCCTGGTGAATCCGGGCCGCGCCGGCTTCGTCACACGCCGGCCGCGCCTCGAGCGCGACCTTGTGATTGAGGATGAGCAGATCGGCGATGAGAAGGGCCACCGCCAGTCCGCCCGGCAAGTGCAGCACAATCGTCTCCTCGGCCGTGTTGGCGTAGATGAGCAGTTCGCCGCCGATGCCGGGCTCCATCCTGGCGGACCTGATCGTGTGGTGCGCGCTCATTTCTTCATCTCCTCGAGGACGGCGTTGCTGAGCTGCTCGCCGTAGATGGCTTTGTTCTCCTCGACGCCGGTGCGGATGGGCGCCCGCTCCGGGATGTCCATTTTCCTTGTGTGGGCCTTGACGACGCTGATGCCGGTGGCGAGCTGGCGATAGACGATCTTCTGCTTGCCCCGGCGCATGCGGCTGATGGGCTGCTTGATGTCGCCGCGCGGGTTGTGGCGGGTAAAGCTCCGGACCTGGACGTCCCCCTTGTAGCCGAACTCGTGGGGGCCCATGTACTTCACGTTGCTGCCGATCCCGCTGTCGGCCACTATCGATCCGCCGCCACTCCCGTTGCCGCTCCGCAGCTCAGCCGGCCTGGCGTTGAGCGATTGGCGCAGCCGGCCCGTGACGATGCCAAGGCGGTGATCGCCGACGGCAAACGGCCCTTTGCCGGTGAAACGCTTTTGCGTGATGCGCCCGAGCACGAGCTGATTGGCGGCATCGAGGCCGCGCGCGATTGCCGGGCCGAGCCGCTCGGGCATCGTGCGCAGCGTGTCCAGGGCGCTGCTCGCTGCCGGCGACCACTGGACCTGAAGCTTAATCGCCATCGTCGTCTCCTTCGTCTTCACCGGGTCCAGGCTCAGCCTGGTCATCGTCGTCGCCCGGAATCGCGGCGATGCTGACGCACCGGCAATTGATGACGTTTTCCGGGCTGCCGTCCTCGTCGCACGGGTATTGGAGCTGCTCGCCGCCCACGTCGAAAGGTTCATCGATGTCGCGGACCTGCCCGTCGGCATCCTCGTGCGCGGCGCGCACCCGGTCATCCTCGGCCGTGAGCCACTTCTTTTTCTGAATGCCGGCCCGCGTCATCCCGTCATGCCGGGCAACGCCATAGGCCGCGCCGGTCTCGGTCGTGGCGATCGTCTTCGCCCGCGCGGTGGTCATGTCGTCGAACTTCCCTTTGACCCGGTCCGCCAGCTCGACCGTCGTGTCGCCGGCGTCGAGCCCCTGCTGGACCGTGGTCATGACCTCGTCGTGGACTTGCTGGCTGGCGCCCTTGATGAGGTTCTCGCGCTGATCGAGAAACTTGATCACCGCATCCGGCGGCATCTTGAATACGTCCGGGAGGTCCTTGACGCCCTGGGCCTGCAACTCCTCGAGGAGCTGCTCGCCGGCCGTGCCGAGCGCGGCCTTCTGCTCCTTGCGCATCGCGAGCGTGAGCCCATCGGAAAATGGATCGAGATCAAAAGTCAGGTCCGCCGCGGCGCCGAAACCACCTTCTGCATTGGCGATGCTGCGCTCATGCAAGAGCCCCGCACGCTCGATCTTTGCCAGCGTCTCGCGCCGCGCGTAGCCCATGTGCCGCTCGATGACCTTCTGCATCCGCGCCATCGTCGGCTGCCGGAGCCGGTCGTGCCGCCCCGCCTCGTTGTTGGGATCGAGCGCGTTGATCAGCACGGCCACATTCCCCTGGACTAAGTCAAACCCGTTCATAGCAGTCCGTCCATCCCCTCCCGAGTGTAAGGTTTCCGCCGCGTCTGGGTGACAATATCGATTGTCATGCCCGGCTGCATCTCGGCGTTGCCTGCCGGCGTGTCGGGCTGCTCGAACCTCTGCTTGTCGTCGCTGATGCGCAGCAGCCAGCTATTGTCGTTTCGCCTGGTATCGCGCTGATCTTCGCTCAGTGGATATCCGATGCGCTCCATCAGCGTGAAGAGCGCAAGCCGGATGGTCAGGCTCTTGAGGCTGTTGGGGATTTTCGCCGGGTCCGCGTCCATGTCGTTCCCGGTCGAGCAAGCGGCGCGCACTCGCGCCACCGCGTCCGCGATGGACTCCGCGACGGGGTCCACGCCGCCGACGCCGGCCGTCTGCGCGGCCGTGACGATTGCGCTGTGCCCGGCAGCCATCAGGCTGTCGATGGTGATTGGTGTCCAGTTAGACATTTTTACTGTGTCCAGCTTCAAAGCTGGTTTCTACCGCCTCAACCCGTGGCCCCTTTTCAGGGGCTCACGGGTGATGGATTGGCATACGGGCAAAGCCCGTCTCAAAAGAGGCAGCCGCCTCAGCTGATGGTGAACTGGTTGATGCCGAGCAACGACGTCGGCACAACCTTCTCGTAATGCTCGACCGTGATCCGGATGAGCTTGCTGGTGACCTGCTGCACGTACACGCGCCACGGGCCGCCGGAGTCGGTCATCGAGTAGAACCGCTTGATGTTGGACGGGTCCTCGGTGTCCTGGCCGGCCAGCGCGTAGAACATGAAGACCAGGTCGCCGATGACCTCCGCCAGCGCCGCGCCGGAAGCGCTGAAGCGCTCCTTCGATACGTAGCACATGGCGTTCAGGAACATCCCGACCTGCTCGGGCGAGAGACCGGCGCTGGCGAAACCGCCGGCCGTGTTCTGCGCCCGGTGGCCATAGACGCGCTTGGACCACGACGTATCGCCGTAGCAGACGCGGTTGGGCCGGATGCCCGATTGCGTCGCCGCGGCCACGAGCTGGGTCAGCACGTCGTTGTCCGGGTCGGTCCCGGCCGCGGTCGTGTACCAGGTCTTCGCGGTGTTGATCGCCGCCGCGGAGAGGATGCCGGCCGCCCGGCGGAACGAATTCCGCAGGATCCGGCGCTTCAGCTTCTCGACGACGCGCGCCTGGAACGCCGGGACGCCGCCGGCGAGCGCGCTGTCAGGATCGGCCACCTCGTCCATGTCGACGACGTAAGTCAATCCGCGGTTATCGGTCCGGGCCTGGACCTCGGAGCCGGTGTACTTTGCCTCGGGGAAGTCGCCGCCGATGGCGCGCAGGTCATCGTTGGCGCCCTCCGAGAGAAACTCCTCGATGTTGACCCACGACTTGTAGGTGAACCGGCGCGGAGTCGGGACGCTGGGCGCCAGGAACTCCAGCGACGCCTCGATGTCGTTCGGGTCGCGCCAGCCGATCGCATACGTCGTCAGCGGCTCGTTGAAGTACTGCTGGGTGAACACCGACTCGTTGGCGAGATAGATCTCGCCCGCGGCGTTGCCCGCGATGGCCATGTTGGACAATTCGATGGCCTGCTTCGTCGGCCCCGCCATGAGCGGGAGGATGGCGCGCATGGCGCCCAGGTAGTGACTGCGGAGCTGGCCCCGCGTCATGCTCGGGACCAGGTCGGATTTGGATGATGCTCTTTTCATGATGATGATTGGTGCTTTACGTTTTTGCGGTTGCTTATGGGGCGTTCCGGAAGCCCTGGCCGGTCCCGGTCGAGATGGCCTCGGTGTTGCTCGAGCTGAGCCCGATCAGCCCCGCCGGCAGCGCATTCGTGCCGCTGGCCGCCGCGATGGAGGCCGTGCTCGAGAGCTGCAAGCCCTGGTCGACCGTGAGGCCGCTGCCGGTCGTCTGCACGACGCCGTTGGTTGCCGAGACATTGATGGTCTGCCAGGTCCCGGACGTGCCGAGGTATTTCAGCAGCATGGGGCCGGTGCCGCTCACGCGGATGGCATAGGCGACGTCGTACTGCGCCGGAGCGCCCGCGTTGGCGCGGCTGTACGACCCAACGATCAGCACCGCGACGGCGATGAAGAGAAGAGTCAGGAAAGTAATTTTCGATTTCATAAGTGGATTCTGTGTTGTTAATGGCGTCGATTCATCGACCTCAGGCCTGGATGTCGATGGTCTTCTGGTAAGGGAACGCCGGGATCAGCTCCAACTGGTCCCCCTGCGCAACCGTGGCCGTCTTGGCCTTGCCGATGACCCAGTAAGTGCCCGGCGGCAGAGGCGTGATCGAACGCACCTGGCCGGCCGCATCCGTGGTCACCAGGTCGTCAATGTTGATGGCGCCGCTTGCGATCACGCGCTCGGTGTCCTGGTTGAGCCCAAAGATATTGACCGGCAGGTTGTAATCGCTGCCGCCCGGCGACTGCGAATCGGTCGTGGGCGTCATGTCCGGCACCACCCCGTAAGGGATGTCGCCCTGGCCCGCGATCGCGATGCTGTACTCATAGGCGCCGCGCTTCGCGATCAGGTACCGGCTTTGGAAAGCCACGTCCCCGATTGCCGTCGCGCGACCCTTGGGAGTGATGTTGACGATGAGCGCGTTGTTCGCGAGGTCGATGGATCGACCGCGATTGACGACTCGCCGTTTGCTGATGAAGGCCCATGCCGCTGCCAGGATGAGCAGCAACACAAGGCAGGTGATGATCGGATGGATCATTGGTTTTTGTCTCCTTTGTTGTTTTGTGGTTGCTGCCTCCGGAGCGGAATTGCCCGGCGGCAAATTCGTTATTTGGCCTTGGCCTTCTTCGCCTGGTCCTTGTCGTAGGCGAGCTGGCGGTCGACCACGTCGGTCGCCTGTTCGCGGGTGAGCCCGGCCCTTACTTTGAGCCGGATCAATTCGTCGCGGCTCGGGGCCGCGTCTTTGGTTTCATCTGCCATATTGGTATTTCTGGTGGTGTGGTGGTTTTTTTTGGTCCGCCGTCAGGCGGAAATCAGGTCCAGGAATTATTCCTGGGGCACGGTCATCTGCGCAAAGAGTTGCCTGCCTTCCGCGGAGTCGGCGACCGCCGCGAACCGCGCGTCGTAGGCTTCGTTCGGGAATTGTTTCTGCCGCTCATCCATGAGCTGCTGGAATTTCGCCCGGCGCTCGGTCTCGCTCCTTGTGGCGGAGGCGTGCTGGTTGGCCAGGTCCTTCGACTTCGGGACCGTCTTCACCACGGTGGCGCCGTTGCCGAGTTGCGTGGCGACCTCGCCGAACTTGTCGCCGGCATTGACGAGCTGAGTGATCGCGGCCTCGCGATCCTTGGTGACGACCTTGCCCGCCCTGACCAGGCCATCGACGAGCAGCGTGGCGTGCGCCTTGCGTTCATTGGCGAGGTGCGTCTCGAGGTCCTGCCGGGCCTTGAAGTGCTTGTCCATGGCAGCCTTCGCCGCGGAGCCGGCTGCTTTGACCTTCTCGACCAGGCCAGCCTTCTTGACCTTGTCCTGGAGCGCCGAGATCGCGCCCGCCTTCCCCGTCGCTGGGTCGGTCCCCAGGATGCCGTGCACCTGGTCGACGAACGATTTCTTTTCCGCGTCGTCGCCATCGGCCGCGTCGTTGCCCAGGAGCACGAGGGCCAGCGCCGCGGCGCGCGGATCCAGCAGCGCCACGTTGCCGGCCGCAATCGCGCCGGCGTCCTTCGCGTTGCGGTGCGCCTCCAGGAGGGAATCGATCGGGTAACGCAGGCTGTCCGGCAGTTTGTCGTATCCGCCGGCAATCGCCGTCTTGAGCCAGGCGAAGAAATCATCCGTGATCGAACTGTCGTCCGCCGCGTTGGCATGGGTCGAGGTCCCGGCGCCGTCGGCGATATCCTTTTTCGCATTCTTGAGCGCCTCGATGATCTGCTCCATCGTCACGTCCTCGTCCGGCTTGAACCCGGCGATCTCCTTCAGGCCGGGCGGCACGATGGCTTTGCCCTCCTGGACTTCTCCGTCGCTCGCCTCCGCGTTGGCGAGGGATGCCGGACGCACCGGGATGTTCGGCTCATTGGTGAACCCGGCCGACTTCACCTTGATGGGCCGATAAACCTGGACGCCGCCTTCCATCCCGTCCGGCATCGCCGCCCAGTTGACGCTGTGCCCGTGGAAGCTCTCATTCGAGAGCAGGTGCTCGCCGTCTGGATTCCAGTGCATCTTCACGAACAGCCCGTGCTCCGGGCAGGGCGCCGCATCATTGCCCTGGGCATTGGCAAATGCCTTGCACCCTGCGCAGGCCGCGTCATGCCGGACCACCATCTCCTTGCCCCGGCCGTAAGACCTGGTGTCGGTGTGGCCCGGCTTGCCCGAGAACGCCGCGTGATCGGGATGCCCGATATAGAACGGCATCCCGAAAGGCTGGAGGACCTTCCGTGCCGCCCCGTTGAACGAGTTGCAGATTTGGTCCGCGTCCTCCTTGCGGAAGCGTTGGATGACCCGCGTGTTGCCCGTGCGATTACCGAAATCGCCGAAGGGCGAGAGCTGGACCCAATGATCCTTGCCGGGCTCGACCGGCGAAAGCTGGTTGGGCAGGAAGAGCGTGATCGAGGTTTTGCCGGACTGGGTGGCTGATTCATTGGCCAGCCACACCGGCCGGACCGGGCGTTTTGGAAGCATCGAGGAGATGCAGGTTTCGAGGATTCTCATGCTTTTTTCTTGGTTGGTTTTTTGGGTGCGGGAGCGGCTGCAAACCCGTTGAACAGGGCTGCCACAAGGCCGCGCTGGAATGCTTCCGCCGCGGCTGGGTTTGGATCAGACAAAATCGAGTTACTAAGTTCCGGCAGCTCCCGGATGAAGGCCCCCAGCTCGCCGGCGTAAAGCTCGCGCGGTGTCGCCCGCAGCTTCACCAGGCGCTCCAGGACAGGCGTCGTGTTCGCATTGGTGGCCACGCCCAGCTCGCGCAGCATGTTCGCGACCTCCTCCGTCGGCGTCGGGGCGCCCTGCTCGTCATCCTGGACCTTCTCGGTGACGGTCGCGGGGTTGTGCAGCGGCAGGTCATCATCGGCGATGATCGGGCGGCCGTAGTACTCGAGCCGCTCCCGCTCGCCCATTCTGGCGCCGGCCTTGAGGAGCAGCTCGTCAATCGCCAGGTCCATCTGCACGTTCTTCACCTCGGAGATGACAATCTTCGAGTAGGCCAGGGGCTTGACGCCGAACTTCTGCCAGATGACCCAGCGATCGATGTAGAGGTTCAGCGTCTCGCTGATCATCGCGGCGTCGTCCTCGAGGAGGATGTCGCTTTCGCCTTCCTGGACGCTGGCGCCCTTTGTGTCCGCGGACATGGTCGAAAGGTCCGAGCCGCGCCACAGCGCGGCCATCGCCCGGTCCATCCGCTCGACCAGGGGCGGGAAGGGGAGGGTGCCTTCCTTCGCGGCTGTCACCAGCGAGATCGGCTCCTTGATGGTCCCGTCGACGCCGTACACCACGCCCGACCAGTTCTGGCCGAAGGCGGCGACCGCCGCTTTCAAGGCTTCGCCGGCGTCACTGCCTTTTGCCGCGTTCGTCTGGCCCAGGACGCCGGGCGTGCCGAATTTGTCGGAGTAGCTCACCCAATCCTTGAGGGGCATGTTCTTGAACATGTAAGCGATGGAGCAGGCTTCCATGATGCCGTCGCCCTTGGTGATCATCCATCCGCCAGGTTCGAGCGGTTCACCATTGGCGCCGCCAAGCGGGAGCTTGAGAAACTGGAGCCTGCCGGAGCGATTCTCGAAGAACCAGAGGGGGACGAACCGCAGCTCCGCGGTGAGGACGTTACTGCCGTCGCTCAGCGACCCTGGCTGCCAGACGATTTCGTGAACCGCGTAGTATTTCCCGACGGCATCCATCATTTGCCGCACCAGGAGCGGGAACCCGCCGCACTCGTTTTGATCGAGCGCGTTGACGACGGTCATGTTGTCGTAGAACTCATCCAGCGCCTGGGCGTGGGCCGCGGCCTCGTCGCTCTGCTCCCGTTGCAGCGATTGCCTTTGCAGCTTCGCCACCGCCTTCTTCCTCTTCGAGGCGACATTCCGCAGTGTGTCGTCCCGGCACTCGATCTGGTCCCAGACGAGCGCGGCGTATGCCACGAACCCCAGGAGCCGCTGGTCCAGGTATATCGAGAGGAGCTGCGGCGTGAGCTGCCGAAGCGGGTTGAACCGGCTCCGGAGGGCGAGCATCACCACATCCGCCGTGATCATGCTGTCGGTCTTCGGCGGTCCCTTGTGCTTCGACGGATCGCCGGCCTCGGTGACCGTCACCGCGGAAATCCCGGCAATTTCCGCCGCCCGCGATCCCTGCGGAGAGCCCGCCATGGAATCCGAGGCATTGGCCAGCCGTTGCCGCGAAGTCCCGTTCAACTTCGTTTTCTGCGACCGCTTCCTCATATCGCGCCCCCTCCGATCCTTAATGCCGTCGATTCATCGACCAAAAATTTGCCCGGCGCGAATTCCACGCCCTGCCCCGTCAATGCAAGGGCGTTGCAGAATCGTTTTCCCGCGCCGCGGGCGTCAGTACGGCGGGTTTTGGCCGGAGCGGCCTTGGCGGGGCGCTGAGCGCGTTTCAGCATAGCGCCACCCCCCGCCGCTCGATGTGCCCGAACTTCCCGCCCGGAATCTCCTCCGGCGCGTCGTAGCCGAACTCCGCGAAACTCGTCTTGCCGGCATGGAGGGCGAGCGCCAGCGCCCAGAACCGGTCGCTATGGCCATTGACAGTCCGCTCCCCGACGAAGCGGATGTTGCCGGCGGCCGTCGTCTCCTTGCGCACGCCCCGCAGGTCCGCGCGGACAAACCGGTCATTCGGCACACGCACGCTGCGGTCCTCGAACGCGCTGCGCACCGGGTAGGCCAGGTCTTCCTTGACCGGCCCGGTGAACGTCACCGCCTCGACCTTGTATTGCCCGTAGCGTTTCTGGGCCCGCTCGACGAGCTGGCGGCCGATGCCGGTGTTATCGATGCAGGCGCGGCGCAATGACGGCAGTGCGAGCAGCTCGTACAGCTTCGCCTCCTGGGCATCGAACGTCTCGCGGTCGCAGATCACCAGCTTGCGCGTGAGATTCACGCCGCCGGCTTTCTCGATCACCCAGAACACCGTGAGGTCCTTCGTGCGGCCGATGTCGCCGCCGAGGTAAAGGGGATTGGCGCAGCGCCTCAGCTCCTCGATGGTCTGCTCCCATTGGTCCCCGGCCTTGTATTCGCAGCCCTGGATCAGGTCATAGCTGAGGAAGGCGGCGTTGTCATCCGCAGGCACGCAGCAGAACTCCTGCTGGAAGCTCTCCTCATCCGCGCATCCGCTCCGGATGAAGTCGAAGTACTCCGCCTCGTCCATCGCCTGGCGCTCGTCATCGGGCGGGAGTTTCGTCTGGAGCTTGTAGAGGAAGCCCTGGTCGAGCGCATCCTGGAGCGTGACCCGGTGCAGCGAGAAGTGTTTCGGGTTCCCTTTGTGCCGGATTTCGTTGACCAGGTCGGCGAAGAAATTGTCGCTGCCACGGTGCGTCGAGAAGATCTCGAGAGACCCGCCCCAGGTGATGCCGGGATACGCGATCGAGTAGAGCTTGCGCGGGTCCGGGTGGAGCGCGAACTCGTCCAGGACGCGGTCGCCGCGCTTGCCGGCCTGGGCGTCGGGGTTGCTCGACATGCTGTGCGTCCGGAGGCCGTTGGCATAGTTCAGGACATAAGCCGTGTGGCCGGCCTCATCGATCACGCGCTCGCCGAGGTCCTTGGCGCCGGCATCGAGCACCGCCGCGAAATGCTTGCAGTCTTCCAGGAAGAGCCGGGCCTGGATGTCGTCGCGGGAACTGATCCAGCTATCGAGCTTCGCGTCCACCATCGATTTGGTCCGGACCACCCGGTACGCGGTCGCCCAGGTCCAGCCGATCTGGCGCCCTTTTTCCGCCAGCTTGAGCCGCGAGCCGTCATTGACCCATGCGGCCTGGTACGGCAGCAGCAGCGTGTCCCGCTCAGGGAAGCGCTTGCAAGCGCCTGCGAAGTCCGCCGCGACGTAGGAGGGCCTGCTCACAACAGCTTCGCCGCCTCCTCGATTTGCCTGAGGGTTTCCGGAGTCAGCCCGCCCTTGCTGGCGATCTTGGTCAGCTCCTCCTTGGCCTTCTGGATTTTCTCTTCGAGTACCCGCACCCGCCGTTCCGCGAGCTTGAGGTCCTGGTCTTTCTGCCGGGCCTTGGTCGCGGCGGTCTCCTTTGCCAGGCGCAGATATTCCATCTCGCGAAACTCCTCCGGGTCCTGCCGGGCGGTCGCCGCCGCGGTGAAGGCCACCTGGCCGGCCGCCGAGATCGCATCGGCTGTCAGGCCCGGCGTTTTCTTCAACGCCTCCTCCACACTCCGCGCAAAATTCTCGCAGCCCGCGAAATTCGATTGCAGCCGGTACCAGGAGAAGAATCGCACCACAGCCGAGAGCGAGACCTTGACGCCATCCGCGGCGAGCTGCTCGCGCGCATGCTGCAACCCGCCCGGCGATTCTTCCGTCTTCGGCGCCTTGCACCACTCCGCGATCTGATCGAGCCGCTCCTCCGGGAAGCCGGCCCACCATGCGTCCGAGCGTACCTTGCCAGCCATTCAAACCGTTGCCCCCTTTTTCCGCGACCGGATTTTCGCCGCCGTCCGCTTGAACTCGCCCGGCAGCGGATAAACCGTGATCAGCTTCGACCCGTGGAAAATGAATACAATCTCCCCGTAGATCCGGGTGTTGTTCGCCGTCCCGTGCTGGAGATAGAGGCCATCCAGGTACCGGTTGAGGGCGCCGGCTGTCTCCGCGTGCTTGATGCCGTTCTCCAGAGCCAGTTCCGCCATGCGCATCATCGCCTGCTGGGAGAGGCTCATGCGCTGGCGCCCCCGAGTTACCGCGTGATGACTTAGGACGGCGCCCATCAGGCCAGGCCCTCCTGCGCGAGAAAGTCCCGGCCCTCGGCGGTAATCCGGTACTGCTTGTTCTCGGGCGAAATCCGTTTGTCGGTCTCGACCGCCAGGCCTTTGTCGAGCAGGTACTGCAGCTCGACCGCCAACTCTTCGGCGGTCAATTCCGGGAAGCCGCCGCGCTTGAGCCGGAAATGGAGAACCCCGGCTGCCGGCGTGTATTTGCCGCTGGCGACCAGCGCGGTCAGGATGCCGACGCGCAATAGCTCCCGTTGTTCCGCGTTCACCCCGGCCTCCTCATTAAATTCGTGAGCTTCGCGTCCATGTTCGAGAGCATCGCCGTTTGCGTTTCCGTCCGCTCCGCGAGCCTCGCCACGTCCTCCCTGGTCTTGTTCACTTTGTCGTGCAATCCCCGGATGTCCTCGCTCCGTTTCCCGTCGAGCTGGCTGAACTTCTGCTCGATTTTGTTGCCGAGCTGGTCCTCGACATCAGAGAGGTCCGTCTTGGTCGCGTAGCCTCCCAGCACCACGCTCATGTGGTCGACGGTCACGCCCTCCTTCGGCTTCTGCTGCACATGCACACTCCCGCTCACCTCCACCTGGTCCTTGCGCCGCTTGAGCGCGTACCCCTGGATGATGTTCACCAGCAGTGACACCGCCGCGATGAGGACCGCCGATATTTCCCAGCCGTTCATTGCGCCGGAGCTTGCCCTTTCAAAAACGTCTCCAGGTCGTCCACGCGGTTGAGCCAGCCCTTCAGGAACTTCGCGTCGCTCGGATGCGCCAGCACAATGTTCTCGTACCGGGTCCGCCGCATCGCCAGGAGGGCGGAGACCATGTAATCCGCCCCGCCCGACCCCGCGCAGATCGCCATCGCCGCCGCGGCCGTCCGCTGCCCGATCTCTCCGTCGGTCACGACCTTGAACCCGCGGGCGTTGATCGCCCGCTGCAGCAGGATTGCGGAGACCGCGCAGCCGCAATTCACCGCGCAATCGAAGACCGCCGTGTCCACCTTCTCCGGAAGGCCGTCGCAAAAGCAGGCGGTCCACTCGCCGGCCCGGTACATCTCCGTCGCCACCTCGAGCGTGAGCGCCCGGATATCGATCCCAGGATGGTCCGCCGCGTCGATGCCGAATTTCGTGAGGCCACCGGAATCGCCGGGCACGTCCTCGACCACGACGAAGTTCAGATCATTGTCATGTCCCTTCTCGAAAACGCACTCGTGGCGAAGCACGAAGCCAAGGGACGGGACGAAATTATCTTTCATAGGTTTTGAAAAGGAAGGGTCAGCGGTAGTAGTAGTCGTCATCGCCCTGGAAAGGGGCTTGCGGTCCCTCCGATGGCGGCAGCAGCCACGCCCCGCCGATCAGGACCAGGGAGACGGCCGCGAGGATGATAAGCCCGATCATGATTCGATGGCCTGCATTGCGTTTCCGTCGCCGAGGTCGTCGATGGTCGCCGTCCCGCAATCGAGGCCGCAGTTTTGACAGACCGTGATGTTGCCGTCGCGGGCCAGCACCGGGGCGTTGCAGCAGGTTGATTTTGGTTCCATTTATTGCGCGGCGAAGTACTGCGAGATGTGGGACTCGACGACGGATTCCGGCAGGTACCAGGGCTTGCTCAGCACATTGACCGCGAGCGAGCTGCTGCCGTCGTAAGTGAAACCGATGGTGACGCCGTCGCCGGTGACCGAGCCGCTGTTGCCGCCGGAGCCGAGGCTGACGGATGCGCCGGGCTCGCTGTAGAGCTTTGACAACGCGGCATGGAACTGGGCGGGAGTGAGGGTTAATTTCATGATGTGAGATTTCAGTGCGGTGTTGCGGCGATGAGCGTGGTAGAGCCCGAAAGGAACGGGAGGTTGCGGTTGTCGATCTCCAGGAGCGTGATGCCCGACGGCGACACGATGCAGACGCGCACGTCCTGGATGGGAGCGGTGATGAGGCGGTAACCGCCTTCGGCCAGGTGCTCGGCGGTGTAGCCGATGCGGCTGGCCAGCGTTTGCGGCGCCGGCGGCGGCACAGAAGAGCAACCGCAAAGAACGCAGAGAGCGCAAAGCAGAAGAGCCAGAGGGGTAACTCCCCATCCCTCGGCAAACCGGCGCGCGACTCCAGCCCCGTTGCGCAACGGAGTACGGCCAGAGTGGGGAGCGGTCATTTTCATGTAGGTAGGTAGGTATTTTTTCGCCTTTGCGATCTCTGTGTTCTCTGCGGTTAAGAACTCAGCTCCCCGTCGTGGCCGGCGGCGCGGTGACGGCCGTCACGATCCCCTCGAGCAAACTGATGTCGCTCTCCGCCTGGGTGATGTCCGCCTCGACCGCGTCCAGTTGCCCGGTCGTCTTCGCCGCGTTCGTCCCCGAGACCGTCGCCGCGATCCCGTTCACCACCGGCTCCAGCGTGCTCACCGCCTTCTCCGCCGTGTTGATGGTCGATTCCACCTGGGCGACCTTCGCCGCGGTGGTGGGTGTGGAAGCGCAGCCGGCCATCAAGGCCGCCGCGCCGAGTACTGCAATCGCGGCAATGGCCGCGAACATTGTGTGCAGCTTCAAGCTGCCGGTTTTGGTTTTCATAAAAATTGCCGCCGATCCATCGGCTCAGATGAGGTTGGCCGTTTGGATGGCCGCGCGGCGGCTTTCCTCCCGGTCGCGCAGGTTCTTGCGCCAGACCTCGAAGAAGCCCTGGCAGATCGGCACCAGGCAGAAGTCGATGCGGCCGCGCCGCATATCGTGGATGACGCGGGCCAGCATCCCGCGCTCGCTGGGCCCGTAGCCATTGGTGAGCGGGCGATACCCGAGGCTCTCCGCCACCGGCGCATCCAGCGTTTAATCCTCGATCCCTTCCATCACTTGGCAGCGATCTCCTTTTGTGCCGCGTCAATGATCGCCGGTGCGTTGCCCAGCTTGAAATTCTGCCGCAAATACTGGAACACCAGCGGCGAGACCACGTCCAGGAACCCGGCCACGTCGCCGGTCACGATCCCCATCTTCGCCAGGGTGTTGAGCGCGATCAGCCCAAGGATCAGGCCCCAGAACTCACCCGTCTTCCAGGAGGGCTTGTTGAGCACCCGGTTGAGCCACGCCGCCGCCTGCGGCTCGAACAGCCTCGCCAATGGCGCCGCGGCGTTCCCCAACACCTCGGCGCCCCCCTTTGGTTCGGTCTCGAGCGCGCTCAACCCCTCAAGCGCGCCGGAGGCGATTTCAGAAAGCTTTGCGGTCTCTGCGTCCTTTGCTTGCCCCGGCGAAGCCTGGGAGGTAGAAGAATTCGGCGTGGCGGGGTCCATGACGCCGCCGAGACTGCCTCAGGTTCTCGGAATCCCAAACCCGCCCACTCACTCGGTTCAGTCCATTCCGAAAAAGTTGCTTTCGGAGACCGCGATCACCTCCAAAACCGGACCGCCCGCCATTCCGGACCGCTGCCGATTCTCGTCACGCATCCCTCAGTGTGGCCGCAAACCCGTTTGCACGCCTTGCAAACGGCTTTTTAGGCCCCGGCGGCTAGAATGAGCCGCCCCAGGCCCCACGCGGCCCTGGAAGCCTACGGATGAAACCCGAAAAGCCACGCCACCGCGGCGACGATCCCGGCGATCACGAGCACGGCCATAGCCATCAGCCAATAGGCGAGGGCCTTGTCCTCATAACGCGGGCGGCCGATGAACCTCTCCGCATAGAGCCGCTCCCGCTCGCACTTCGCATCGAGCTGCTCTTCCGGCGACAGCTTCGACATCCGCAGGAAGTCGCGGCGCGACGGCGCCGGCTGATCGTAGGGTTTCATTTGCCGTCGATCTCCTTCATCTGCGCCTCGAACACGCGGCCTTGGTCCTTCGTCTCAGCCAGCCCCTCATCCGCCTGGTCGTCGGTCCCCTGCACTCGCTTGAGAGTGTACTTCGTCCAGTTGGGTTTTCCCGGATCGGGAGCGCTTGAAACCAACTCCCACCCGTAACGGCCGTAAAGTTCGAGTGTGGTCTGATCGCCCTCGACTTCCTTGTAATCCCATTTCTCCGCTGGCTTCGAGCAGCCGGCCAGAATCAGCGCCGCCGCCACTACGATGATCGTTTTCATGGTTGCCCTTCCTTCAGGCGCATTCTAGCGCCTCTATGGTTTGCCTTCAATATCGGTCGCGGTTGTGAGCAGGCTCCGGCACCAGGGCGAGCATTCGCAGCCCGGAGGCGGCATCGCCGGCGCGGCCTCGATTGGAAAGGTTTTTCCGTTGAGGCCCCGGCATACCTCGCAATCCTCCCCGGTGCCGGAGTCGATGAACTTCACCCATTTGATTCCCGCCTGTCTAGGGCCATCGAGCCGGTCGGGGTACAGGTCCTGCAGGATTCCCCGGAGCGGGATCCATTCGTTCCGCCGGTCGGACCAGAAGAGGGTGTCGCCGTCGATCTCACCCTCCTTCGCCATGCTCATCAGCCGGCGCATGGTAAAGGGGCCGCTCTGCTGCTCGTACCACCATATCCAAAAAGCCTCCTCCATCGGTGTCCCCTTTACATCTTCTGCCTGCGCGCCTGCGACCTGGGCCGCGGGTCGAGCCGGTCGGCAAGCTTCCCGAGGGTTTGCACGATGGCGCGGATCTCCGCCGCGATCTCCCTCCTGGCCTTTGCTTCCCCGGCGATCTCGCCCCTGGCCTCGGCCATGGCGATCTGGTTGAAAGCCTCGTTCCCCTGGTCCCCGGATTCCTGCACCATCGTGGCGCCGGCCACGGCCGCCCGGATGCTCTGGACCATGGTGCCGCGGTCCCAGCCCTTGAGAAGCACGTCCGTGCTCACCCCGAAGTAGTCGGCCAGCCTTCCCACCTCCTCCGCCTTCGGTGGCTTCCCCTGTAGAGCTCGGGAGATCGTCGATTGCGAGGTCCCGACCGCCTGGGCCAGCGTCACCTGGTTTACCCCGCGCCGCCGCATCAGGTCGGCGAGCTGCTCAGAAAATATGCGATTCTGCATAAAATCCCCTTGCGCCCCTATTCAGAATTGCATATTCATTCTTGCATGACTGTAACGGTTACAAGCCCGAAGAGGAAAGCAAAAACCCTCATTCGCAGCCGATCCATCGGCCCCAAGCGCCTCACCGTTATCGCCGCCGCGCAGATCCTCGGCGTCCACCGCGTGCATCTCTCGTACGTCATCCACGGCCACCGGACCAGCCGGGAGCTTCTGCGCCGGTACCGGGACCTCGTCAAGGAGGCCAGGGCGTGAAACAAACCCCTAAAGAGACCCGCGCTGGGCGGCCCACGCTGCCCAGGCCATCCCGTTCCCGTACCACTGCCGGATCAGCAGCTCGCGCAGATCATCCCCCAGATCGCCGGTCCAGCGCGTCCCCTCGCGCAGGAAATCGCACCTCCCCGCATCCATCGCCAGCCGCAGCCGCAGCGCCAGTTGAATGGCGAGTCGCTCTGCCATCCTCTCTTGCTCTTCAGTACTCCCGGCTCCCCGCGGTTCTGCGAATGGAAATCCGAGATCAGCTTCGCGCCATAAACCGGGTGCTCTCCGCAGCTCATCGCACATTTCATCGCACTGCCAAAGCTCCAGGAAGGGGATCTCGCGAATCCATTGCTCTGGATCGTTATGCGGAATCCGCAATGGCCTTGCTGCATGCAGCGATTCAAGGATTGGCTGCACCGCGCGCCGGCAGCGGGTCCACGGCTTCATCCCGCCAGCGTACCGGCCGTAACCTGGGAGGCAAGCCGTGATCATGGCCCCGCATCGCAAAGCGAATAGTGATCCGGCCCAGAAGGAGCTGCCGCTCAACAGCATCCTGCCGCACGTCCTCTTTCCCGGCCGCACCACGCTGCGCGTGGCGGAGGTGGCCGATGCGCTCAACTGCACCATCCGGCACGTGATCGACCTCTGCCAGGAGGGGCTCATCGCCGGCATCGACATCAAGGGCGGCGGCAACAAATCCCCCCGCCAATCCATCCGCATCCCGGTGAGCGCCTACGACGCCTACGTCCGCGCCAGCCGCATCGGGCCCAAGGACTGAGGTCGATGCATCGACGCCAATTTCACCAGCAACCAATGAACCTCAACCAACCAGCCGAGCGGAGCGAGACGACTCGCTTCAGCGAGCCCCGCAAGGGGTGATTTCGGCGGAAATCATCAATCCCATGAACATCACCCTCAGCTCGCAGCAAACCCACAGCCTCGCCGGCGAATTCGCCGCCACCATCCACGCCCGCGTCATATCCAAGCACCTGGACATGGTCGACGAGGCCCACCGCCGTCTCACGCTCAAATACCCGTTCAACGGCGGCTACGCCGATATGCAAGCCGCCATCCGGTCCATCACCGATCCTCGCGAGCGCAAGGATTTTGTCTTCACCATCGGCTTCCTCTTTAAGCGACTCCGCGAGGAGAAAGGCACCGACATCCGGGGCCGCGATTACGTCGCCCGCGTTCGCGCCTTCGAAGCCGCCGAGCGCGAACGCCATGCACAGCCCTGGCCTCGCACCGCAACGGGAGTAAGGAACCAGACGATGGAGGTCGCGGCATGAAGACCTTCAAGATCACCTTTCGCGACGGGACCGTCGAGGAAATCCGGGCCACCAATTACCTCCATTCCGCCGGGTACATCTGCTTCTTCGACGGCAACCGCAACGCCGGCTTCGTGGCCGAGAGCGAGGTCCGCATCGTCCGCATTATCGAGGAAGCTCCCGCGGCTGCAACGGATGCGAAGCAACGGCCAGGCCAGCAAACGCAGAGGCGCAGAGGAAAATGAAGACCACCTACGCCAAGCACGGCATCGAGGCCGCCCGGCTCGACATCCCCATCGGCGTCCTGGACCGGCGCCGGCCGAGCGGCGTCCGGTACCTCCAGGGCCAACTCATGCAGGCGATGCTGCCGAGCGATTGCTTCGACCTCCTCACCTCGACGCCCTTCCGGCCCGCGGTCTTCTCGGAAGCCCAGTGGCTCTCGCTCGACCTCGAAGACTTCGCCCACTCCCTGTCATGAGCGCCCTTTCCAGTGCCCAGCAAGTTGAGCGTCGCAGGCAGTCGCGCGCCGAATGCCGCGACCATTCCTTCGGTGTCTCCGGCGCCGCAAAGAAGGCCCGCACCGACCTTGGCCTGGCGCTGCTCCACCGCGTGGCTCTGCCCGGCATCTGTTACACCCGCGAGGAAATCGCCGCCTGGGCCGGCACGACCGACGGCGCCATCTACGAGATCGAGAAACGCGCCCTCCGCAAACTCGCCAACCATCTGACCTTCCGCGACCACTCCGCCCGAGAGCTGCTCGCATCCCTGGTCGAGCGCCGCGAGCCTGCTCAACACCGGACATTTGAAGAATGAGCAAAGCCGATAATGCCCCCGGTCACCGGGTCGTCGATGCCGCCCTGAAGGCCTTGAGCCGCCCGATGGCCCGCCCATCGTTCGGGGAGAAGTCGCGCGGAGGCGATGTTCGGACGCCGGGCACAAAGGACGACTGGCTCACGCCGCCGGAGCTGATCGCCGCCCTGGGCGAGTTCGACCTCGATCCCTGCGCCCCCATCAATCGCCCCTGGCCCACGGCCAAGCTGCATTTCACTGTCATTGACGACGGGCTCTCCCAGGACTGGGATTTACGCAGCCCAAAGGGCTCGACCCGCGTGTGGCTCAACCCTCCGTATGGCGCCGAAGGCCCGCGCTGGGTCCGCAAAGCCGCGGCGCACGGCAACGCCATCGTGCTCCTGCATTCCCGCACCGATGCCGCCTGGTTCCACGAGGCCGTGGCGGCCTGTGACGCGATCCTCTTCTTCAAGGGGCGCATCAAGTTCCATCACCTCGATGGAACGGTCTGCGCCGGCCGCCCGGCGTTCATGTCGGTCCTCGTCGCCTATGGCAGCAATAACGCGGCCGCCCTGGCCGAGTCCGGCATCGACGGCCTGCTCTTCCAACGTCCCTTTCGCAGCCCCAAAAAATGAACAAAGAAACCGTACCTCCCGATGATGACGCCCTCATGGGCGCCCAGCTCACCGAGCAATACCGCCGCGCCACCGCCGGCATGCGCGAGGTCCTCCGCCTCGGCGCCACGATCCTGAAAATCCGGCCTTCAGGAGACGAACCGAAATGAGCAAAGAGATCGTACTCGCCCAGCCTCCCGACACTCTGTCCACGCGTGGACAGAGTGTTGTCACCGATGACGCCCTGATGGGCGCCCAGCTCACCGAGCAATACCATCGCGCCACCGGCGGCATGCGCGAGGTGCTGCGGTTCGGAGCCATGATGCTGCTGCTCGAACAGATGCTCGAGAATCGCGCGGAAAACACCTTGTCCGCACGTGGACACCGTGTGACCGGCAACGGCATCAAGGGCGACGGCGTCAAGGGATGGCTCGAACGGAACGCCCCCGAGGTCAATCGGGCCACAGCCTACCGGTTCAAGGACATCGCGAAGTCCGTCCAGGACCAATTCGCGCTCCCGGCCAAAATTCGCAAGTCTCTCGGCTTCGCCGCCCTGGCCACCGCCGAGCCCGAGAAGCTGAGCGACAAGGAGCGCAAGCTCCAGCAGGACCTCTTCGCGTTCATCGACGGCACCAGCCAGCGCTCCTGGCTGGATGGATTCAAGGAAAAGAAGAAGCTCAAAGGCGGCGACACCGGCGCGCACAAGAAAGCCGGCGACCCCGAGGACAATGCGGAGATCGCCTCGACCCTGCTCTACGAGCCGCTGCTCAAGATTTCCGCTGACTGGCACAGCGCCCAGGGCGAGGCCCCGCTCTGGACGCATCTCCCCGGCGCGAAGCGGCGCGAGCTGGACGGCCTCCTCATCGAGATGAGGAAGGGCCTATTGCCGCTCGAGGCGAAGCCGAGAAAGGAAGTCACGAAGTGACCCTCGCCATCCCGACTTCCGACGCCGCCGAGTACGCTGGGCTCCCGCTCGAAGTCCGGAACAATGTCCGGCGCTGGCTGCGGATCCTGACGCCCGTGTTCAATCCGCCCCAGGGCTGCCGGTGCAAGATCGGCGACGCGCTGCGCCGCGTGGCCAGGGACATGGACGTGAGCGACGCCACGGCACGCCGGCTGTACGACATCTACCGCCAGGGCGGTTACAAGGGCGCGCCCAACAAGAAGGGCCATGGAAAGCGGACCTGGTTCGACGCCGGCGACTGGCGCGTCTTCATCAACCGCTCCGTCGCGCCCCAGGAATGCAAGGGCGTTCCCCCTGAGATTATCGAGTGCTTCCGCGGTTATTGCGAAAGCGACCAGCGCAAGAACCGGTCCGCCTGGCGCCGGATGATCCGCGACTGGCGCGCCGGCAAACTCCCCCACCTGCCGTGGCCCGAGGTCGATCCCGTGGTCGATTACCCCATTGGGTGCAGCTACCGCAACCTGGTCAAGCACGCCCCCACCCGGTACGAGCTGACCGCGGCCCGCATCGGCCGCACCGCCGCGGATGCGGAGCGCCCGCTGGTGTACACCACGCGCAAGGGCCTCTGGGTCGGAAGCCACATCATGTTCGACGACATGTGGCACGATTTCTTCGTCAACACATTCGCGGAGAAACAGGCCGGCCGCCCGCTCGAGCTTTTCTCGCACGACCTCTTCAGCGCCCGCAAAATCCGCTGGGGCGTCCGGGTCCGGACCCGCAAGGCGGACGGGAGCATGTCCGGGCTCGAAGAGCGCATGACCCGCTACGTGCTGGCCGCCACGCTCTTCCTGGACGGCTACAGCCCGCGCGGCACGATCATGGTGGTCGAGCACGGCACCGCCGCCTTCAACGACCGCGTCCGCGAAGCGCTGGCCCAGCATTGCGAGCGCGATGCCGCGGGCAGCCCACTCATCACCGTTTCCGACTCCGGCATGAAAGGCGCCGCGGCCCACGCCGGCCAATACCCCGGCCTCAGCCGGGGCAACTTCCGGCACAAGGCGTCGCTGGAATCGAGCAACAACCTGACCCACAACGAATTTGCCCATCTGCCGGCGCAGACCGGCATGGACCTCGCGCACCGGCCCGAGGGCCTCGAGGCGCAGCTCAAGCACAACCAGATGCTCCTCTGGGCCCGCGAGCAGCTCCGCCCGGCCACCGCCGCGAAGCTCGAGTTCGACCTCCTGGAACTCAACGAGTTCATGCACATCGCCGGCGAGCTGTACACCAACATCGAGCAGTACACCGACCACGAACTCTCCGACTGGATCGACTGCGGGCACGTGGTCAATGAGATGCTGATCGGAAAGCATTGGGTGGACCGCGGCGCGCTCCTGTCCATGACCGACGCCCAGCGGCAGGTCGTCCACATGCTGATCGAATCAGGCGAAATCCTCACACGCCCCCGCAAGATGAGCCGGCGCGAGGTGTGGGACATGGGCGCGGCCGATCTCATCAAATTCCCCGCCTGGGGCGTGTGCGACATCCTCGGGCCGGACCTGGCCGTCGAGCGCAAGGTGGTCAAGAACCAGTTCGAGTTCCAGGACGCCGAAGTCGGCCCCGGCATGCATCGCTACTCCGGGATGGCCACCGACGCCGATGGGCATCCGGTGGCCTTGCGCGACGGGGAAACCTATCAGGCGTTCGTCAATCCCTTCGCGCCCGACACCCTCTTCGTCTGCAACGCCCGCGGCGGCTACATCGGCCAATGCCGGCGGATCAACGCGCCGTGCAGGGCCGATGTCGAGGCCGTGCAGCGGGCCTGCGGAGCCGCTGCAAAGCGCGAGGGCGAGCTGCTCGCGCCGGTCCGCGCCCGCCACCTTGCGGAGGCCCGCGAAATGGCGCGGCGCGCGTCTTCGAATGCCGATGCCCTCGGAGAATCCCAGGACCCGGATGGCGATGAAGCGGCAGCCGTAGGCGCTGCGATCCGCCAGTCCACCCCGTCCATCGTGTCCACCCCGTCCACCGAGGAGGAAATCGAAATCCGCCACATATGAAGACCCCAGACGCCCTCACCGAAGACGAGCCGCTCGACCGGCTGCCCGACGCATTCGAGACCCGAAGGGTCCCTGTTGATAGCCCCATCAAATCCGAGGCCGTCGAGGCCATGCGCGCGATCCGGTTCCGGATCCCGGCCAACGTCATCTCCGTTGCCGTCAAGGAAGCCATCGACCGCGGCATCATCGACGATGACCAGGCCAAGGCCCTCGAATGGTTCGGCGGCTATTGCCGGCACAAGAACCTGGGCCGCGAGGAGATGGGCAGCCTGCTCTCGAAAGGTGCATCCGGATCATCCGGCGACGGCAAGTTCTACAGCTACGACACGCTGTACCAGGTCCTCACCGGCCGCCGTGTCGAGCAGGGCGCCAACATCATCCCGGTCGTCGAGGCGATCCAGGCATTCCAGACCGCCGTCGAGCCCGCCAGCCGGCTCGAATCCTCGGGGTTCGTCGATACCCGGATGAGCCGCGCCATCTTCGACCGGCTCGATCGCGCCCGGCAATACCGCAAGATCGCCTTCATCTTCGGCGACAGCCAGATCGGCAAGAGCGAGTCCATCGCCGAGTACACGCGCCGGCACAACCACGGCGAGACCATCGCCATCGACATGCCCGACACGCCCTCGCTGGCCCAGGTCAAGAAACGCCTGGGGATGTCGCTCGCGCTCTCCGGCGTCAGCCGCCCCAGCGATCTCGGCGACGCCATCGCCTCGTGCTTCCGCGAGGGCAAGCTGCTCATCTTCGACAATTTTCACCGGGCGCTCCGGCGCGCCGGCAACCACCGGCTGTACGATTTCATCCAGTCGCTCTTTGATGATCGCCGCATCGGCGTCGGCATCTTCATGACCAACGAGGGCCGGGACCTGCTGGTAAGAGGTCCCGAGCGCAAACGGCTCGAGCAGCTCTGGCGCCGCCGGACCGCGCCGATCCAGCTCCCGAACGTCCTGCCCGACGACGATCTCGCCCTCTTTGCCAAGGCCCGCGGCCTCCCGGCCGCGCCGGCGAAGAAGATCGGCGTCAGCTACGACGCCGTGAACGACCAGGGCCAGCCAACCACCGAGCAATTTATCCGCAGCCCCCTCGAACTCCAAAGCGCCGTCGTCGCCGGCGAGGGCCTCGGCATCTGGATCAGCATCCTCGACCTGGCCGTCGATCTCGCCGCCCGCGAGCGCAAAGCGCCCGACTGGCATTACGTGCTCAAAGCCTACTGCATCGACCGCGCGGAAACCACCCTCTGGTCATAACTCCCATCCTTCCCATCAATCCCATGTCCACCCTGTCCACAAAGCCCACCCGCAAGCAGCGCAACGAGGCCTGCCGCTCCAGCCTCCAGGATGCGATCCGCTCGATCCTGGCCGCCGACAGGCATTGGCCCCTCCCGTCCGCCCAGGGCCTCGCCCTGATCGAGCAGCTCCGCGATCTCAAGGCACGCGTGAAAGGGGAACTGCCTCCACGCCGAAAGGAGCCCCGGCCATGATTTTTCTAAAAGGCAAACAGGAATGGAAGCAGTGGGTGAAGGCCGGGCACATCGAGTACGCCGACGTGCCTGAAAAATTTCCCTGCTTCGCATACGAGCAGGTCGCCGATTGGGGAATGGAGTGGTCTCGCGCCCTCTACCTATACGACATCGACATCGCCCGGATGGTCGCCCGTCTCCTTCCATCCACCACAGGCTTCCCGCTCGGCGTCTGCCTCGTCTGCGGCTGCACCGATGATGATTGCCATAAATGCGTCCGCAAGACCGGCCATCCCTGCGGCTGGGTGGATGAAGCCGAAACCCTCTGCACCGCCTGCATCCCAGGCAACCCCCTCCGCGCCCCTGCGCCTCCGCGCGAGTCCTCTTCCGTTAAACCCACAAAATAGAAAGTTAGTTATGGCAGACCAAAAACCCGACAACGAAAAAGGCATGACGTTCACCGCGCTGGTGAGGATCCACGAAGCCAACTGCGGCATCGATTACCCCACCGACCAGGAGCAGAACTTCCGGCTCGCCATCATGAAAGCCATGGCCCGCGAGCTGAAGCTCGAAGAGCTGCGCCCCTTGGCCATTAGCGGCCCCGGCACGCCGCCCGCACGGCCCGCAAGGAGGTAGAGCCATGACCGACATCAATCCTACTTCTGCCGGCGAGGGCGCCCTGGTCCTGTGGCTGGATACAAACGCCTTTAACATCTACAACGAAGTGGCCGGCATCGCGACGCCAGCATCCATTGGAAACGTAACGCTCGCCGGGATCGCTTCTTCCAATATCACCATCGAGTTATTCGGCTTCGCTCAACTTCAAAACGTC